ATCCAATACAACACAATTCTCACTAAACAAATAAAACTAAATCAACACCACTCACAAATTAAAACAAATAAACTCAAATAAAACATGAATACTGATTTTCTCCTATTTCGATTACCTGAACTTATTTGGTCTCAAAACAAAGATATTCCCAATGAATATAATTGTCCTGATCCTGTTCTGCTTAATGCATCAAGATATCCTTCTTTTCAAACAGGTGTTGATTATGTTGGTCCTGTTATGAGAATAATAACATTTGGAAATACACATAACATAGATATTGGAAGTCGGAAACTGATTAGTGTAAGGCATGACATGGTTGCTAGTGGGTTAACTAGTAAAACTGATGAACTTCTCTCTTCACTCAACAATTGTTCTAACATTATGCCAAATGAAATGGATCACTTGACTCCAGACTATATACATCTTAGAACACAATCTGTCTTAGAGTTAGCCACAACAGCAAATGATGAACTAAGCTACATGGACAATGTGTTTGATGGAAAACGAAAAAAATATGAATACATACTTAAAGAAAAGGGTAATATAACATTTTATATATTGGTTGTTGGACCAAACCATGTGTTTACAAATCTTAATTTGTCCATGGAAGCAGTCAATGAATTGTGTCTTAGAATGAGGATGGGTCTTGAAATTGAAAACAAAATTATAGAAAACCTAGGTCAAGACATATTCAAGGATAATGAGGTGAGAGCTGACGAACTGAGGATAGAAAAAATCCTTGAATCTATTCAGTATGATGAATCTCATTACCTTAAGAATTTTGGAGATGACATTGAAGATCTAGTTGATGCTTATATGACACCTGAGGATAAACAAACTGCTTATGAAGTTCTAGCTGACTGTACATCAAAAGCTTTTAAAACTGACAACCCAATGGATATATCTAAGATTACTGATTATGAAGAAAAAATGAGGGATCCTCTTAAAACAACTATCAAAAATAAACGAGTTGCTAATTTCCCTCTAGTATTTTGTAATCCTAAACAAGGAAATTATAAAACACCAGTATCACCACTTCATGCATATGATGGAAATGACGTACCTGCTGATTTAAGAATTATGTGGGCAAAAGCTTTGTCACAGTTCAAATGGGAGAGTTATGACAAAACAATAGATAGTATTAGGGGGGAAGCTCTAGATGTTGCATTAGATAAGCCAAAGCACAGTTTCAAACAAAAAGCAACTATAAGAGTGGAATTGTCTAAGAAAGAGGAGTTATTATTAGCAACAAGAGGTGTTCAGGCTAAAAAGAACAAGAACAATCCAATTGTTTTAGAACATGAGGCTAATTCAAAATTGAGTTTTTCAATAGATGCACCTACTAAGGACATAGAAGAGTTCTTAGAATTTTCAGGCCTGGAAGATGAATCTATTAATGACTCTTGCCTAGATAAATCAGTACATGATCTACTTAAATCTGCTAAAATTTATAGTGGTATGAATATGGAAGACCAAACCATACCACAATCGTTAAATATGCTTGAATCATTATTGTCTAAAAATAGGATGCTAATATATTGTGACATGATATCCACATCTATATCTGAGGTTGCTTTTTCTTACAGACAGTATGTAAATGATAATTGTTACTTATTAAGGTTTGTACCAAAATATAACATGTTTGTCATGATAAAAGCAACAGGAACTCATACCTTTGTATCTTATTGCTTCAATAAGAAGAATTCTAGCAAGATAGATCCAGGCAGAATAGGGCCAGCACTGTATGATGCAGGAGAATATATAATTTCTGATTTTTGTTCTTATGATGAAGCTATGTTAGAACATTTAGTTAAAGCAGGTCCTTACATAACCTCAATATCAATACACTTAATGCACCACTACAATATTGATATAAAGACTCTAAAAGATAGGTTGGATTTTTTTGAATCTAATGACAGATATTGGAGAACCATGAATCTAATCCTCTTATTGTACTTAAATAACAAATCTGATGCTGAAGAGCTTATTACCTCACAAAGATATTTGTTTATGAAAATTTTGGAAGATCAATCTCCAAAGATAACTGTTTTTTGTGATAGACTTCCATCCATTTTAAGATCTAGATTAACTTCATATCTTGTGAAGGAAACTATAAAATTAATTAGATATTACATGGTTACTCCAGTTATAAAAAAAGAAACTAAAGATATGTATGGAAGTGTTAATATTGAATATTTAAACATAAAAAGTTTCTTTAGCGGGGATGATGTTAGTTTGGAGCAAAAAATAAATGAATTCTATTTTGGTTATGTGATATCAAAGGTGAAAGGTAAGGGAGCAAGTGGAAATTATAAAATTCTTGAAAAAATATTAAAAGAGGAATATTATTTCAGGGATGAAGTTGCTGCTGTTTTCTCTAATGAAATTAAGGTACAACCTCATGTTACTAATAAGGCATTTTTGAAATTTATATTAAATGTTTTTACTGAGATATGTAAAAGGAGATTTGGAGAAACTTATAAAAGCATTTTTAAAAGAGATATTTTAAGGGACTTTGCATATAGCAATTTTTCTACTCTAGCTACTTTGAAAGCTAGTGCAAAATCCCATACCAGACACATAAATGTCCCAGCAAACATACCTATTGTAACACGTGAAATAGAGAAGGTTTTGAGAAAATCAAACCCATTTGAGGGTGTAAAGAGACCCAAAGTTATAGAAGCTATTACAAAGTTGGTGAAAGAATTCCAAAAATCAGAAAAAAGATTACCTACACATCTCTTTGACATGGTCCCTTATTGTTTAAAAAGGTTGGAGGAGAAGGGTGGAATAGATAGTGACATTTTCCCTAAAGATCAACACGGGGGTAAGAGAGAGATACATGTTCTTGAGATTGCAGCAAGAATTTTACAATTCTATGTTGAATTAATGGCAAGAAACATCTGTAATAAATTTCAATCTGAGACAATAACTCACCCTGAATATAAAACCAAATTTGTTGATGAACACTATAAGAATGCATCAGTAACCTTTGAAAACTATATTACAGTGTGCAAGTCAGCTGATATTTCTAAATGGTGCCAAAGGCACCATGTTAGTAAGTTTTGTGCAGTTTTGATGAATTTAACAGATGAATTATTTCATGGACTTATCTTTAGGACATTTAGGTTATGGGTTCTCAAGAGAATATCTTTCCCTCTACAATTAGTAGCTGTTTTACTTGCCAATGAAAATACTCCTGATTCTGATCCCATATTTTCAAGATTAAAAAAAGAATTTTACACAGGAACAGGAGTAATAGAATCTAGATTTAGCAATACTATGCACATTGAATCAGGCATGATGCAAGGAATCTGGCACCTAAATAGTACATTACTCCAGATGATAACTCAAGAAGCTATGAAGGATATAACAATTAAATTATCTTTAAAGAAATTTAATTTACCTATGGTGATGACAATAGTTGAAGGAAGTGATGACTCTGCTGCATTAATTTCTGTACCTATAAATAATTCTAAATCATTCAAAATATGTAGGTCACTGTTAATGTTGAAAGAACATGCCTCAGAATATTTATCTATGTTTTATAATAAAGCAAAAACAGCTTGTGGCATTCTTGATCTAGTTGAGTATAATTCTGAATGGTTTCTTCGAAGGAAATCAGTTAAACCCACCTTTCGATGGATAAGTGCTGCTTTAGAAACAAGCATAGTGGAGAGGTTTGCTGACAGGATGAGAATATTTAATAACACTTTATCACAATGTTTAGAAGGAGGAGCTACCACATTTGAGTTGTCTGTTGTTCAGATGTGCCAAGCTATACTACACTACAAATTATTAGGATCAGATAATCATGTTTTGTTTAAAGATTATGCAAAGCTGTTACAAGATAACCCCTTCCCTTCATATGGTTTCTATACATTAGATTGTGATATTTTGGCCGGGATACCAGGGTTCGATTACCAATTATATTGTCTAGCAAAAAACTCTTTATTTGGTCAAAAACTTTCAGCATTTGATGGTTCTTTAACTAATTCTATATTGGATTATGATGGGTCTAAAGAAACAAATCTTCCTACTTCTTTAAAAGCAGTTAAAATAGGATTTGGAAAACTTACTTTGTGGCAATCATTACTTAAAAGAATTGATTTAGGAGATCTTAAAGAAGCACTGGAAGCTATTGAGAAAGATCCCATGTTAGTGTATGGGAAACATAATTCTTGGGAGCAGGATAAGTATACTATACTGCTCAAACTATTTTCACCAGGTGTTAAATCATCACTATCCAATTTCCAACCTGTCATTAGGATGATGATTGCTGCTGCATACATGTTGAATAGACCTTGCATGACAGAGTTACAAGATATGGTAGATATAGAGGATGTGATAGATGATGATTTGCCAACGTTAGATAGTTTAGGATTGTCAGTACAAATTGTGAAAGATTGCAATCTCAAGACCAGACTTAAGAGGGATTATGATCAAAAGAAAATAAGATTATCAGTAACTGAGAAAGTTGATTTGGGATTTGCTGAGAGCATGAGAAAGGGAGAAGTTCAATCAAAGAAGAATCCTAAAGTAAGTTTATATCTAGCACTTAAAAATGTTTCAGAGCTAAATGAGCCAACTACAATAAGTTTAGATGAAATGTTTCCACTACATATGGAATATGAAAATCTCTATACAACCATTGATAAATTACAAAGGAATATAGGATTACAAGACATCAACATGAAAAGAGGTACAAAAGTAGATGTGTTAGTTTTTACTGATTATAAGACTGACGACTTTCCTTTGATTGATATGGTTAAGTACAAGTGGTTTAGCATAAGAAATGTTCCTCTTAGTAGATCACAATTCTCGATTTTTTGGCAAGCATATAAAGCTAAGTACAAATTTCTACGAGATACAGAGGAAGAGACACAGAAGGTAACAGGATATTCTGTATTAGAGCTAAAAAACTTTATAGAATCAGTATCAAGCAAAAGCAGAAAATTACATTTATCTGATACACAAGCTAAATCAAATAATTTAACCTCTCTCATAACAAGAATATGGTGGCCCAATATTAAGTTGAGATCAGGAGATATGACATCTTCTGTCAATGATTTCACAACTCTTCGATCAAATATATTTGCAATAAGTACATTTCCATTCACAAGAATCAAAAAGGAAAACTTAATAAGGAATTTAATTCAGAGATCACCATTGTTGGCTCAAGATACCTCCATGATACCTAATAACTGCAAGAGGTTGAAAGTTATGCATGAAATGTTAAATGGTGTTCATAAAACATTTTTAATACATAAAATAGCTAAAGAAAAATTAGGTTCAGTAGGTTTTTTTTCTATTAGACAAAGAAGGGATCCTTTTTCAGATGATTACAAAGGGAAAGGTGAATGGAGAGGAGCAGTATGTGGTATAGATTGTATTATCAAGCTACATGATAACTTTTGTGAATCCATCACATTGTCTAGGATAACAGACATAACTTTGCTAGGCCAAGGGCTTTTGAGAATGGTTAAAGAATTCAAAAGATTATTTCCAAATATGTTACAATCATCTAAAGATAAAATCTACTTAAATCAAAGGGGGAAAATAATTACAACTACAGGGTCTAATAGAAGTGATTGCATTCCAATATCTATCGACCCCAACTTGTCTATTGGAGTCTTAGAAAAAATGCTTGCTTTAGATTGGAGAATCACAATACAAGACCAAACTGTTAGAATGGTTTTAGCTGATAATGCATCATTAACAGGGAGAGCTCAAGAATATACTATATTAAATGATACTCTTAGATTTAGTGATTGGGATCATACAAGCCAATGTCTAATTCAAAAAGAACCCTTATTACAAAGCTGGATGAATGGGACGCCTATGAGAATAAAAGACTTAAGAAATGAAATTCTAAAATATATCCCTAATAACCAATCAAATTTTGATAAATGGATTGTACAATATAGAAATGTTCTTAAAGGATTTGTAAATGGATATGATTTACAACTACTACTACGGTTGCTAATTGATTTCACAACTAGATCAGATGATATTGATAAAACAGTGCAAGATCAAATAAAGGAATTGACTAAAATAAGCTTGGATCCATTAGACATGAGTATGGTTGAGGTCAATAACATGATAAAGAAATTAGAGAGGATGGACATAGATTCAATAATAAATAAGGAGTCTTCTAAAAGTAAATTAATTCAAGACTTCCTTAAAGATGATGAAGATGCACAAGTTTCAAATAAATTAAGAGAGTGGTCCAGTGATGGATCTCCTGACTTTGAGATCACAGAAGATAGGCTAGACAGACTATGTCAAGAGCTTTATAACTCTGGAGCTAATGTAGAAGAGTTAGAAGAACTTGAGCTTTTGGTGAATAAAGGCATGTCTAAAACTAATAAATTTTTTAATTCACTAGACAGGTTGATCTCTGATACATTGGAAATAACAACTTCTGACTTTCATATTGCATTACTTAGAGGAGAGTACTATGACAAATATCCGGATATAATTGGAAAACTAGCCTCTATAATATCTGGGAAATTCTTATTAGAAACAGAAGCAGAGGAATATGAATTAGACTTGGCTATTGATGCTTTTGAACTTGAGCAAGATACTATTAAAAGCATAGGATCTACATCAGTATCTTCTATGTCAAGAGAACAAAATATCTCAGAACTTCAAAGCACAGTAGAACACTTACAGAGTATGATACCTAGTGCTCAAGGGCCTATCTTAGATGTTCTTTTAAGGTTACAACATAGAACTTTGCGTAAGATAGATCTCTTAAGAAATGATGATGACATTCAACCTCTAGAAGATGCAGATTATGACAAGATCATTCTAGAATTAATTAATCTATCTATAGCTAATGATTGGCTAAAAGATCTTAAAGAATTGGTTATAGATGAGAGTTATTTGATACCTCTGTTTAAAATGGAATTGAATGGTCATATTGCAAACATGCTTAGATCTGAAGAAATCACAATTGATGAATCCTCATCATACAGGTTAGCTATTAGGAAGTCAGTAATATCAGGCTGGCTATTGGACTGTTTATCATCATTCTTAAATGTCAAAATCATTGTATCCAACCATACAGAATTAGTTTATAAATCTCAACAACCTGTTTTCTCCCAAGGGGTAGTAAATATTGATACATCAAACAATAGCATCAAGTTTGAAGCTTCATTTTGAGTTATGAGTAATTGTTGTATTG